ATGACATTTTCTGGCGGGAACTGGACAGGCAACCGTGCCTTTGCTATCGGCAACTGGAAGTAACCATGAGAATTACCTACACCCCCCAACGCTCCGATGTGCCGCTGTCCTATGAGTTCAGCGGCGAGACCATCACCGCCACCCAGGACGAAACCACCGACAGCTTCGACTTCGCCGGTCTGCCCGATGGGCGCGAGGCCATCATTGACGGCAGCCTTGATCCCTGTCCGGTGCTCAGTGCGGAACGCGTTTCTGGTGAGCTAATCGTTACGCTGCGCACTCATCACGGCCCGAACCCGACTCAGGCCGAGGCATTCCCGGAAGAGGAGGTCATCTAATGGCTGAGATTACTTGGCAATCAGACGCTGAGGTGTTGGGCACCATGGCCCAGGATGCTCGGATGAAACGCGACGCCCTACTGGATCAGTCCGATCCTATGGCGCTCCCAGACTATCCGCATCAAGATGACGCGACGAGACAAGCATGGATGGATTACCGCCAAGCCCTGCGGGACATGACGGCGCAGCCCGGGTTTCCAGAAGTTATCGACTGGCCGGAGGCCCCATGACCAACGCAAGGCCGGGTAAGGCGGCTTTTTCACGGAGGCTAACTGACAATGTGTGATGGAATTGCTCAGCTTTTGAACCAGGGGCAGCCGCAGCAAGCCAGCCCTCAGCCGCAGCAGCCGCAGCCAACGCCCGGCATGTTGGGAACCGGCATGGCACACAACGCGGCGCACGACCTGCAGAACAGACAGTCCACTATTGACCAGGCGATTGCGGACGCGGTTCGCGGCGCGCAGCCGCGTCGGTAGTGTCGGTTTTCGCGACAGACAAAAAGCGGTAAGCTGTTGCCTGACGTCACAATTCACAAGAGGTTTTAGCTATGTCGATGGAATCCATCCACTACAAGAACGTGCGGACGGTGCTTGCCGCGGCGGTTAACGCCGGCCTCACCTTCGACGTTCCCTACCCGAGCGGCATGTCTGCCGCGGACTTTCAGGCCAACCAGGGCGCCGTCACTGTGCATTTCCGGGGTGTCGACTACGCCGGCAACGCCGTGGCCTTCGACACGCCCGACGCTAGTCACTTCCAGGTGACGTGGGACGCGGGCCAGCCCGTGTCCGTCCCGGCCGGCGAAACCGTTGAGGTGGTCCTGGATCTGGTCCGGGGCGACGAGACGCCCGTCGGCGTTAAGAAGGATCTCAACGGCGTGATCGGTAACCTGGCCGCCGGCAGCACGGCGGACCAGCTCTTGGCAGCGCTGAAAGCCTCCGGTCTGATGCAGCCCGACTAAGGCTGGACATTAGCAGTCTCCGGGCCGCCCGGGAGCGGCCCGGCCTCAACGCTTAGCCTGACGAACTGATCGACTGACATGCAGCCACCGACAGATCCGACACTATGGCAACGCCTATTCGCCGAAATGCCTCCGTTCTTCCAGTGGATTATCACGTTCATTGTCGGCGCCGTAGTCGCTTTGACAGGTTATCTGTTCCGGAGCCAGCGGCAGGAGGTCGGGCAGTTGCGTGAGGACCACGAGGCGGACATCGGGAGGGTCGAGCGGCGCGTCGTCGAGATCGAGAGACGGGAGCGCGACTATGTTAGCCGAACCGAAATGGAAAGTTTGGTGACCCGCATAGAAATGAAAATGGACGCAGGCTTCAAAGAGTTACGGACGGAGCTGTTCCGTCTGCTGCAGAGGAACAGACCGCAATGAGCCTCCCACTCCCCGATCTTCGATTCTTCAAGCCTCAAGAGTTTGTCCGCCCGGCGGATGCGAACGGGCAGCCCGAGGCCTGGAGCGCGCGGATGCAGCCGCGGTTGCTGGTGTTGCTCGACACGTTTCGGTTCATGTGGGGGAAGGCGGTTGATGTCTCCCCGGCTCCTGGGGCGCTCGGGAGGTATTGGGGCCAGTCCGACAGCCAGCACAACATCGCCAAGTGGGGCGAAGTCCGCGCCGTCGACGTGATGACGGAAGGGCTAAAAACCGCCGACGACTTTCAGAGGGCAATCGACCTGGCGCGGTCGATCGGCTTCACCGGCGTTGGTATCTATCCGGATTGGAGCCCGAGCCCCGGGCTGCATCTTGACGTTCGCGTCGACCGCGAGCCGGGCGACCCCGCCTTATGGGGTGCGCTGAGCATCGCCGGTAAGCAACAGTATTTCGGAGTAGCTCACGTCCTCGCGGCCGTGAGCGAGGGAGGCAACTGATATGGGTGTGAGCGCTATTCTCGGATCCCTGATCCCCGCCGTGGTGTCGCTGTTCGGCAAAGTGATCGACAAGGCGGTGCCTGACAAGGAGCAGGCGGCGAAGATCAAGGCCGCCGCGCAGCAGCACCTACATGACCTGGCGGAGCAAGAGCTGGCGGGGGCCATCAAGATCATCTTGGCGGAAGCCAACGGTAATTGGCTGCAGCGGTCCTGGCGCCCCGGCCTAATGTGCATCTTCGGCTTCATTATCGCCAACAACTACATCATCGCGCCCTACATGGGTGCGATCTTCGGCGCGAAGATCATGCTGCCGCTGCCCCCGCAAATGTGGGACTTGCTCAAGATCGGCATCGGCGGGTACATCACTTCGCGCGGCGTCGAAAAGGGGATCTCGATTTACAAAGGCAACGCCGGGGTCGGCGGGTAGGTAGCGCATGGCCGCGCGGACAGACAAAGAGTTCGATCACCTTGGGGGCGAAAGCGCCGAGGCGGCGTCGGAGTTCAAGCGACAGGTCCATGCGGCGCAGCGTCTGGTCCGCCTGCGAAAGGCTCACGACAGCTTGCTCGACTACACGAAGCTGTCCATGCCGGACCCCCGCGACCCGGATAACCCGGACGCTTCGCGGTACAAGGACCACATCCACCACAGGTATATCGCGAAAGAGCTGGAGGCGGTCGAGCGCGGGGAGGTAACCCGGCTGATAATCAACCTCGGTCCGCGCCACGGCAAGAGCGAATTGGTGTCCAAGCGCTTCCCGACGTGGTTTGTGGGCCGGGATCCTTACAGGCAAGTGATCGTGAGCTCCTATGGGGACGACCTGGCGACAGATTTCGGGCGCGCCGGGCGCGAGATCATCTTGAGCCCCTTCTACCAGCAGGTTTTCCCGGGAACGACGCTCAAGCGTGGTTCGCGTGCCGTGGACCGGCTGGAGACGACGGAGGGCGGAGTTCTGGTCTACCGCGGCGTGGGCAGCGCCCTGACCGGCTACGGCGCCGACCTGGGTATCCTTGACGACCCACTCAAGGGCCGCGGGGAAGCCAACAGCCGGACCGTGCGGGACAATCAGTGGGGGTGGTTCCTGGACGTGTTTATGACGCGCCTGATGGGCGAAATGGCGCGCGTGGTTATCGTTATGACCCGGTGGCACCAGGACGACATCGTGGGCCGGCTGACGGATCCGAAGAATCCGTACTACGACGAGGCGACTGCAAGACAGTGGCGGGTAGTCAACATCCCCGCCATCATCGAGACAGACAAGGACGAGCGGGACGATCCCTTCGGGCGGTCCAAAGGCGAAGTCCTGTGGCCGGAACGCATCCCCAAGAGCTTCCTGCTGAGTCAGCGCCGGGTGAACCCCTCCGGCTTCAACGCGCTGTACCAGGGCCGGCCGTCACCGCCCGAGGGTAACTTCTTCAAGCGGGAGCACATCAAGTCGTACAAGGCGCACCAGCTCCCAAGGAACCTTCGCCTGTACGCGGCCAGCGACCACGCGGTGAGCATGAGGCAGGACCGCGACCCAACGTGCATGGGCGCCGTAGGGGTGGACGAAGACAACAACGTCTATATCCTGCCCGATCTGGTCTGGCGCCAGATCCCAACCGACGTGGCCGTCGAGGCGATGCTGGACCTTATGCGTCGGCACCGGCCGCTTCTGTGGTGGGCGGAGAAGGGGCACATATCGCAGTCCATCGGCCCGTTCCTCCGCCAGCGGATGCTGGAGGAAGAGACCTACGTCACGATCGACGAGAAGACGCCGGTCAAGGACAAGCAGACACGCGCGCAGGCGATCCAGGCTCGTATGACGATGGGGAAGGTTTTCTTGCCGGAATTCGCGCCGTGGTACGAAGACGCGGTTGACGAGCTGCTTAATTTCCCCCACGGCAGCCATGACGATTTTGTCGACTTTATCGCCTGGATAGGAATCGGTCTGTCGCAGATAGTCGGCGCAGAGCGTACACTGCCAGACAAGCGCAAGGAACCCAAGGTCGGCTCGGTTCAGTGGGTCATGGCAAATTCCGCCTACCACCACCGGCCCAAGCGCAGCTACCTGAACTGATATGGCAAGCGAAGATACCAACACCGAAGACGGCGTTCGGACCGAGCAGGCAGACGGGGCCGCCCCGGAAGTCAGCGGCGCGCGTAAGGCGCTGGTTAAGCTGTGGACCGAGCGGGTACAGAAGGCAAAGCACCATTGGGGCTATGCCTACCAGCGAATGCGTGAGGACATGCGCTTCGCCCGCGGCAAACAGTGGCCGGGCCAGCGTAAGGACGACGAGCGCTATGTCGCCAACCTGACCCAGCGCCACGTCAACGAGAAAACGGGGTCGCTGTACGCGAAGAACCCGGAGGTGTCTGCCAAGCGCAGGCATACTCTCGACTACAAGCTGTGGGACGGCAACCCGGGGACGATGATGCAGGCGCTGCAGCTCCTGCAGGCCATGCAGCAGACTCCGGGCCTCGCGCAGAGCCCGCAGGTCGCGGACGCGATGGCGTTGATGCAGGACATCCAGTCCGGTCAGCAGCGCCGGAAGATGCTGGAGCGCCTGGGGGAGACCATGGCGCTGGTATTCAAGTATCAGCTTGATGAGCAAGAGCCTGGCTTTAAGGTTCAGGCCAAGCAGCTTGTCCGCCGCGTCGTCACGACAGGCGTCGGTTACGTGAAGCTGGGCTACCATCGGGCCTACGAGCCCCGCCCGGAGGATGTCGACCGG